AAACAAAAGTGTTGCGTAAATAGGGGGAATTGGAATTAGTTGCGGGGGGAGAAGTGGGGAGAAGTGGCGGGTAGTGGTGGGATTTATAGTCGCCCGCACCGCCTTCAATAACCTTGCTTAATGAACCATTAACGCCCCGCTTTGCCCTATTAACGGGATTAAACGGGCGAATATGGGAGAGAAAACCCCCGCAAAAAATACTGGTGAGTAGGATTACTGGGGATTGTGGGAATAAATATATCGGCTCAAACTCTAACCCTCTACCTTAGGATGACCCCAGGGTTTTTAATTTCACGCACCACCCTCACGTACTATCCACCAATATATTTTTTCTAAACCCTAATATCTGTCTCACATATTGAGATACCGTCTTACAATCTGAGACGCAAATAAAAAAACTTTTACGCTATACCCAGTATTTTATACTGATAATTTACAGTGTGGTAAAGATCACACGCTCTAGGGCGGGATAAAAGGCAAATTTCCCGCCTTAGTATATAGTAGGGGAAGTTTACAGCGCAATAGAAACTTCCCTAACGGCGGCTCACGGCAGAGTGAGCCTTAAGCGAACGATGCCTAGTGAGACGATAACGTTCGTTTAGGGGCTGCGCCCCACACTCACTCACCAATTGAGAGCAAGGCTGTAGGCCTTGCGAATACCCCTAAAGGCATCCACTGACGGATGCCCTAATGGAGATGGGATAGTTATGTCTAAATCTAAACCATCAGATAACAACAGATTTAAGTTAGCCCCAGGGGCCTCGCTTTCCAGCCAAGATGCCAAGCAAAAGATTATTGACCTAATCAACCAAGGCTACACAGTTGAGGATTCTTGTCGGGCAGTTGGTAAGTCGGTCAAGTCTTATGAGTACTACAGATCTTCAGACCCAGATTTTAAAAAAGCGATTGACCTATCCCGTGAGGTGAGGCATCGTAAGGGGGTCATTGCTCCCGAAGATGCCTCTATCTCATTTGAAGACTTCCGCAAAACTTATCTAGCATCTGAGACCTTCCCTCATCAGAGAAACATCATCAGCCTTCTTGACGAAGGCAAACCTGCTTGGCTCCACGAGAATATGACTTACGAGCCAGGGATGCCAAACTACGTGCTGGTGAATATGCCGCCAGAACACGCCAAGTCTATGACAGTCTCAATTGACTATGTTACCTATCGGATTGCAACAGATCCCAATGTACGTATCAAGTTGGTTTCTAAAACTCAGTCAATGGCCAAAGAATTTTTATATGCGGTTAAGCAAAGACTTACCCATCCGAACTATATTGATCTTCAAAGGCGCTATGCGCCAGTAGAGGGCTACAAGGCTACCTCTGAGAAGTGGACTCAAGACGCAATCTACCTAGAGCGTGACTCAGGAGAAAAAGACGCCACACTTCAGGCCTTGGGTATTGGTGGTCAGATCTACGGCGCACGTGCAGATCTAATCATCTTGGACGACTGCGTTACTTTAGCCAACGCTAATGAATACGAAAAACAGATCCGATGGATTCAACAGGAAGTTTTAACTCGTGTTGGTCCGACTGGTAAGATTCTAGTAGTAGGCACTCGTGTAGATCCGCTAGATCTATACCGAGAGATGCGTAACGCAGAACGGTATCCAGACGACAAGTCTCCTTGGACCTATCTGGCTATGCCAGCGGTTTTAGAATTTAATGATGACCCAACCAAGTGGAAAACCCTTTGGCCTATGTCAGATCGCCCTTGGGCTACTGACACAACACCACCAGATGAGAATGGATTATATCCTCGCTGGGATGGAGTAAACCTTAAGAAACGTCGTGGAGTTTTAGATCCTAAGACTTGGGCGATGGTTTACCAGCAACAAGATGTTGAATCAAGTGCCGTCTTTGCACCTGAGTGTGTAAGAGGATCAGTCGCAGGTATGCGATCTGTAGGTCCGCTTATCCCAGGCGCTCCTGGTCATCCACAAGAATTAAACTCTCAATACATCGTCTGCTCTATGGACCCTGCTATGAGTGGTGATACTTTCTCAGTCGTACTGGCTGGAGATCGTACAAACAGCAAACGCTACTTGCTAGATGCAAGCCGTATGCCAGCACCTACTCCACAGGCTATTAGAGAATTAATCTTCAGTTGGACAGAAAAGTACAATCCTAAAGTCTGGGTAATTGAGAAGAACGCCTTTCAGTTGTTCTTAACCCAAGATGAAGAAATCAATAAGTTCCTTGCTACTAGAGGTATCCGTTTAGTTCAGCACTACACAGGATCAAACAAGATGGATGCTGAGTTTGGTGTTGCCTCTATGGCACCACTGTTCGGATCAACAGATGCACTAGGCAAGCACCTTAAGAATAATCTTTTAGAATTACCAAGAACAGATAATGAACATATTAAAGCCCTGATTGAACAATTGATTACTTGGTCAGCAGGCACAAAGAATAAACAAGACGGACCTATGGCCCTCTGGTTTGCTGAGACTCAAATGCGAGACTACATCAACCAAGCAGGGGCATATGGAGGAAGTTGGGTTAAAAACTCATTCCTTACACCAAACGATCTACGCAAACGCCAGGTCGTTAACTTAGAAGAATATGCAAAACTTCAAGAGAAGTTAGCAAGTGGAGGCACATTTTGGCGCTAGAGATTTTAGAGATCAGCGGTAAAGTAAAGAAGTTACGTGAGAAGTATGGTCAACGTGACTCTCGCTACTCTGACCTGCTTGCAATTCGTCAAGGAAATATTCAACAAGTATTCCCTGGACAATTCCCAGACGACTATCCAAAGCCAATGGTGGCAAACTTTATTGATGTTGCGGCCCGTGACGTAGCAGAAGTTATTGCACCACTTCCAACATTCTCTTGTATGACAACTAATAGCACCTCAGACCGTGCTAGAAAACGTGCAGACATCAGAACGATGATCGCCGCAGGTTACCGTGATACTTGTAACCTACAAACCACAATGTACTCAGGTGCTGATATGTACATCACCTTTGGTATGTTGCCATTTATTATTGAAACCGATTATGAAAATAATCGCCCAATGATCCGTATTGATTCTCCTATTGGTGCATACCCTGAGTGGGATCGCTTCGGCAAATTACTTTCCTACACAAAGCGTTATACAAAAACAGTACGTGACTTATGTAATGAGTTCCCAGAGTTTGAATCACAAATTCGTGGACCTTATGAGAAGCGTGAATCATCTCGTACTCTTGAGATGTACCGCTACCACGACAAAGATCAGACAGTTCTTTACTTACCAGAACGCAACAATTTAATCCTTGCTGAGGTTAAGAATGATCTTGGCGAATTATCTGTAGTAATTGCAGTACGTCCAGGTATTGATTCACACGATGAACAACGTGGACAATTTGATGACATTATGTGGGTGCAGGTTGCTCGTTCACGTTTTGCAACTTTAGCACTTGAGGCAGCACAGAAATCCGTACAAGCACCATTTGCTCTACCTTCAGATGTTAACGTTCTTGAGATTGGTCCAGACGCAACTATCCGTTCTGCTAATCCAGAGAAGATCCGCCGTGTTGCATTAGATATTCCAGCAGGTATCTTCCAAGAGAACGCAAACTTAGATCAAGAAATGCGTGTTGGCGCCCGTTATCCAGAAGGACGACTAGGGCAACAATCAGGCTCAATCGTTACAGGTCGTGGCGTACAAGCACTGATGGGCGGATTTGATACACAAGTTAAAACTGCACAAGCAGTTCTAGCAGAGGCTTTCCGTCACGTAATGCGTATTGCATTTATGATTGATGAAAAAGTATTTGGTGATATTGAAAAGGAAGTACGTGGCGTAAATGCTGGCGCTCCTTATGAGATCACATACAAACCAAAGGAAGCCATCCAAGGCGACTACTGGTGTGATGTTACCTATGGCTTAATGGCAGGATTAGATCCAAACAGAGCATTAGTGTTTGGTCTTCAGGCTCGTGGAGATAAGTTAATCTCTCGTGACTTCCTACGTCGCCAGATGCCTTGGGAAATTAACGTTACGATGGAAGAAGAAAAGATTGAAATTGAACAACTGCGTGACTCTTTAATTCAAGCAGTTTCTGGTTATGCTCAAGCGCTACCTGCTATGGCAGCGCAAGGACAAGATCCTTCACAAATTCTTACCGCTATGGCTGCAGTAATTGATGGTCGTCAAAAAGGTAAATCTATTGAAGAAGTTGTGCAGGAAGCATTTGCTCCTAAACCACAACCTGAAGTTTCTCCAGAAGCGCAGAGTACCGCTGGTGAGGCTGTCGCCCCAGGTCAGGCCCCTTCTGGAGAACCTAATCTTCCACAAGGTTTACAACCATCTGGTCGTTTATCAGGTGTAGCACCTGGACAACAAGGTATGGCTCCTGGTGGTCGCCCCGCATTACAAACATTACTAGCAGGACTTAGTTCTTCTGGGCAGGCCAACTTAAGTGCTGGCGTGCTTAGACGTCAACCAGTTTGATATCACTGGTTAACAAAACAAAAAACCTATAGGAGAAAATAAATGAAATCATCAATGACTACAAAGGCGCCAAAGCCTGCTAATCAAGGCGGACACTCTGGCGTAAATGTACAACCTGCAAAGATCCAAGCGAAGGCTGGAGCAAAGCAACCAGGTTCAGCAACAATGAACTTCTCAAAGCAACCATCAGGAACTCGTGGTTCCAATAAGGGTGCTAAGTAATTAAATGCACGATCACGACCATAGCGAGGAAGAAATCCCGCTAAGGGTAACCTACTGGGATATCCTCGCTTTGGTTGCAAGTTTATTTTTAAATTTATTTTTAGCAGTAACAAATTTTTTTAGCGGATTAACTAATATGTTAATCGCACAAGCAGATTTCGTGGATGAGAAATTATCTTTCCACGAGTATGCAGCCCGAACCATTGAGAAATTAAGAAAAGGTGAGTGATTATGGCAGAACAAGGTGGTTACAGATTACCAAGTAAACCTGCTATGCAATCAGGCCCAGGCTCTTTGAGCCAACGAACCGATGGCGGTCCAGCATCAAAGCAAGCAGCAAGATATATAGCAGGTGGAAACTATGGAGATGGTCAAGAGTTAATGGATATTCAGACCTCTGCTCCTTTAGCAGCAACTCCTGATGTCAAAGCAGCAGCACCTTCTCAGGTAGCACAAGCGGCTATGAAACCAGAGATGCCACAAGTTACTCCTTTAAACGCACCATCTGCTCGCCCTTATGAGCCAGTAACTACTGGTATAGATATTGGCGCAGGTGCAGGATCTGAAGTACTACCTACTCAGGCGCAAGTTCAAGGTCAATATCAAAATGCCTATGAGATGTTTAATCAATTAGCATCTAATCCAAACGCATCACCGACAATGAAATACTTAGCGCAAAGAGTAGGGCAGGTATTCTAATTTGGCGGGAAATGAAATTAATTGGGGTAATTGGGTAACACCTGATTTAGCCCGTAACCCAGGCTTAGCCTCGGATGTAATGAAATCAAGTAATCCAGCGGATACTTCAACTTTGGTATCACATACTGTTCGTGGTGTCGCCGTACAGGATGCAATTAACGATCACGCAGATACTAATGCAACACAAACTTTTTGGTCACGTTTAGGTAATAACACGGTAACTGGACTTGAATGGCTAGGAAAGCCACTTAAAGAAGTTCAAAAAGATTATAAATTTGTTCACGCTGTTTATACAGATCACGGTTTTATGCCTGGATTTGTGGCAACACTTGGTGTTATTGCAGGTGGTGTAGCAGGTGCTGCAGTGGCAGGACCACTTGGTGCAGCAGTAGGAGCAGACATATCAGGATCCCTTCTTCGTAAAACAATGGGTAAGACATATGTTGACTCATATGCTAAAAGCGAAGATGATAATTATAAGGTTTCAGCAGGTAGAGATTTTTCAAATGCCCTTGCTACAGCGGCAGAAAAACTAGGCGCAGATGGCGCAGCAAAAGCATTTCGTTCAACAGATAAAGGTTTATCAACGTCAGGCTCTGCATTATCTGCAGGCGTAGATTTAGCAGCAGATGTTATATTTGATCCACTTAGCATTGTTGGTCGCTTTGGTCAATTAATGCGTGGCGGTAAGTTACTAGCCTTAGATAAGGCTGGCGAACTTCAATTAAAATATCCTTCTATGTCTGTCATTCCAGGCGTTAAAAACTTTTTAACATCTCAAAGCAGAGTAGCATTAACTGCAGATCAAATTGATGCCGTTCGTGCTGGTCAAGGTGTCTTTAGTTCAACTGCCCGCAACTACAATGCAGCAATTGAAGATATTGCTAAATCAACTGCTGGTGAAATTGCAGTTAAATACCCAACATTAGGTACTGCTGCTGCTGGTCGCCTTGGCACAATTGATACTGCAGATGAAGTACACCAATTTTTAAAAACACAACTTTACTTTGGCGAACTGAATGGAACACTTGCTGGACAAGCAATGCTTCCTCAACGCACATTACTTCGTGCTAAGTTCACTGAACCATTACAAGATACTTTAAAGGTTAATAAAGCAACCTCTGGTGTATATAAAACATTTAGTGGATATATGCCATATAGCGTAGATCCAGCAACTACAAAATTATCTTTAACTAAATTTAGATGGAACGCACCAGATGCAGCAACAGTTATATATCGCATTGCTCGTTTTGGTATGGGAGATCAAGCAGCCAAAGAAATGGCTGGTCGTTATGCAGAAGCAGTAGTAACTGAAAATCTTGCTCTTGCTCGTGCTATCAAAAATCAAACTTACTTTGAATCTTTAAAGGCTGCAGGGTTGCCAGACGATAATCAATTTGTAATTAAAGCATTTGAAGAAATAAATAAAGTTAGTGAACCACTAACTGGTACACAAATTTATGCAACAGATCCATTAGGCAATCCTTTAGGTCAATATTTATCAAAAAATGGCTTAAGAAATGGTGGTTTAGTATCACACCACGCATCAGATATTTTTGACATTCCTAATTTCTTAGAAGTTCGTAAGGCTCTAAAAGAATACGGACAACTTAAAAAGGTTTATAATGCTGCAAATGAATTTACATTTGGTGGAGCACAAAAAGTTCTATATGGCAAAAATGATGAATTTTTATTAACAAGATATACAAATAAAATTTTTAAGCCTTTGGCTTTGGCTACTGCAGGTTTTGGTTTGCGCGTTGCTGCTGCAGAGTTAATTCCTACATTTGCTCGCTTTGGTATTATCAATACATTTAAAGCAAAATTAGCAATTTCTGCCGCAAAAGCGAATTATGATTTATCATCAAACGAAGCAAAACATATATTTCCTGCTGCTATGTCAGCACTTGGAATACATATGGGTATTGCGCCTGATGTTTTGCAAGAGGGTTTTCCAGCATTTAAATTAGCAAAAGCGAAGGGTCTTAACTTTGCTGCAAAGATGGTTCCAGCAGATCAAATGGAACTTGCTACTCGTTTAATATTAACAAATGATGGTCATATTATTTCAGAGGCTGTTGCCCCTGGACACGGATATGATACTTCAACTGCTTATCAATCAGCACAATCTGCTCATTACTATTATCAAATTCAAAAAAATAGTGCTATGTTTAGAGATCTACCAGAGTATACAACTTACTCTCCATCTGATACTCATTATGTACCACGATTAACAACTACTTTAAATACTGCTTCTAGAGAAGCAGCACATAAAAATATTACTCAAGATTTGTTAAATAATTTTTCAGGCAATAAACTTCAAATAGAAGATGATATTACTAAGTTTAAAGCACACGAAGATTATAAAAAATTACGTGAGCAATTAATTAAAAGTGAATATGACCGTATGGTTAAAACAACTACTGGTCAATATAAGCCATATAAAGATGAGATGACAACTCTTACTCGTTGGCGAGATGGCGATTTATATGACTTTGCAGCAGATAGAGTTGATGCAACTCTTGGTATGATAATTGGTAAAGATGGAACATTCCATAAAAACTTTGCTGAGAACATAGCCGCTGGTCGCAAGACAGACCTTAACGAAGTTGTAAAAATGAATGAAACTATGCAAAAGTCTATGCCTGCTGCAGTGTCTGGACCAATGATGCAACCGTATATTCCTACTACAACTAAACTTGAAAGTATAGTAAATTTAGGATTCAAAAAAGTTATGGATCCAATTGTTACTGTTTTGGCTCGTGAACATTTATATCTAATACACGTAGCAGATGCTTACCAACAGTTCTTACCTAGACTTGCTGCTGGTCAAATGACAGAAGACCAAGCATTACGTTTTGCTCAAAGCAAAGCATCTTTGGCTATGTTACCTCAGATCCATAATACAGCATTGCGTAATCAATTTGCTCAAATAGCAGCAAACTTTCTACCGTTTTACTTTGCTCAAGAGCAGGCATTAAAGCGTGCCTTTAATACTCTTAAAGATACTAGCGTATTATCGCCTGCGTTCTCACGAGGACTTCGCTTTTATCAATTAGCAGAACACGGATTATCCGATCCTGCATTTATGCAGACAGATGATAACGGTAATAAGTATATTTATTTGCCAGGCGTAGGTGCATTTGGTGAAGCAGTACAAAATGCTTTAGCATCTTATGGATTTCCAATGGTAAGTGGATTGCCTATATCTGCAAAAGGAAGTATGACTTCCTTAAAGAGTGTGTTGCCAGAACTTCAAACTCCTGGTGTATCTCCTATTCTTGCAGTTTCAGGTAATATAATTTCAGATATATTCCCATCGGCAGATCCTATAGTTAAAGGAACTATTGGCGATATATCATTTAAGCGTGGCTTCTTGGATACATTAATCCCAGCGGCTTGGGCTAAATCTGTTTATTCTGCACTAACTCCAGATGAGCAAAATAAACAATTAGCAAATGCAATTGCATCTGCATTAGCCGCTGCTTATTATCACGGTCAAGTTCCAGGTCAAGATTCAAACCCAACACAACGTCAAGAATTTATTGACCGCATTAAAATGAATGCTCGTTCTATTCTTTTAATTAAGGCTATGGTCGGACTAACCTCTCCACTAGCCCCACAAATTGCTCAAGAAGATGTTGGTTTAAGAGATGAGTTCTGGAAACTTGTTAAGCAAAAGGGTAATTACTCAGATGCTATGTTAGAGTTCCTTGGAACTCACGGTACTTCAGCAGTATCTTATACAGTATCAAGAACAGAACCAAATGTTATTGGTGCTAAATATCCTTATGTTAAATCAACTATTGATTTTATCAATAATAACAATGATAAGTTTTTTGGTAAAGATGCTCCTTCAACTGGTTACTTCTTCTTAATACCACAAGATAATTCAGGTGTTAAATCAGACCGTGCTGTATTTAATGAACTAGTAGGTATGCACCTACGTTCACAACGTACACCTGCTGAATTATTAAAGCAGTTTTATATTGCTGAAGGTAATCAAATTATTGCAGCAGATAAGAAAGTTCACGTAGATACTATTGCGGCAGCAAAGGTTAATTACGACACATACTCTCAAAAGCAAGAGAATGATCGCTGGTCTGCTGTAATGGAGAAGATGAAGAATCTACACCCAATCTGGTATGCAGACTATATGGGTGGTGGCGAAGGCGCAGTAAATGCTCAAGTTGCTTATAAGCAATTACAACAAATCTTTGCAGACCCAGCAACTGCTCCTAAACACGAGCAGGCCAAATTAGTTAAAAACTTAATGAACGATTATCAAACACATAGCGAGATAATGAACTCATACAAGTTGGCTGGACTACAAGGTGCAGCATTAACATCTGAAAAGCAAAACTGGCAAAATCATTTATTAACAGTAGAACAACAAGACCCACGCCTATCGGCTGTAATCAATGGCGTATTTATGAAGTTGGAGTAAAATGGCAGACCAAGCATCTAGCGCATTAAATTACCCTCAGTCGGTTAATAACCCAAAGGGATATGTAACTCCAAATACTCTTGTAGTTCCTCAAGACTCAGGTACTACATCTGTTGCTGGTTCATACGGATCTGGCGCTAGTGGCGCCTTTGGTTCAACTATTGTTGACCCTGCTACTGGTATGACACAAAATGCTGCAGGAACTATTCCATTAAAAGTTAACGGCAAGATAGTACCTACAACTATATCAACTATGGTTGGTAAGTTATCTGATCCAACACTACTTGGTCAAATCAGAAAACAACTTATTGGTGCTGGTGTAATTACAAAAGGAACCAAAGATCCTACAGCAATTAAAAATAAATATATTTCTATTCTTCTTGGATCATCCCAAACCCAGATGGACCCAAATGATTATCTTGCTAAATTAAAAGCCTCTGGCTTTGGACAAGATACTGTTGCAGGTACTGGAGATATGTCTTATGTAAAAACATATACTGGTTCAACTGGAGATGCTTTATTCCGTAAGGCTTTCCAAGATGTATTTGATCGCCTGCCAACTGCTGCAGATTACACATCACCAATTGTTGATAGTAATGGTAAGCAAGTTAACTGGGTTGATGCTCTTAATGCTGAGGCACAAAAGAAGGAAAATCGCACTACCGTAAAGCGTAGCGCTGATGGAACATTAACTACAACTAACGATCCTTTTAATGCAGCCACTTGGTTAACAAATCAATTGATGTCTAATTACACAAAAGGTATTGAAGCAGGTACTGCCGCAGCACCACAAAAATTAGTAGATCAATATGCTCAATTGGCTCAAGAGTATGGCATCCCAGTTTATGATTCAACTACTAAAAAACTTTATATGAATGCTGCTAAAGATGTTGCCGCTTTAGAGGCAGGAACTAAAACCTTAGAAGATGTTGCAAATCTTTGGAAAGGTAATGTCAAGGCTCAGTACTCTCACTTAGCACCAGCAGTTGACTCAGGCTTATCACTTCGTCAGATTGCAGATCCAGGAATTAAGTTAGTTGCAAAATTAACTGGCAAGAACGAAAACCTAATTGATCTTAATAATCCATATGTTCAAACTTATTTAAAAGGTGATGGTAAATCTACTCTTGCTGAAAACGTATTAAGGTCAAAGATTATTTCAGATCCTACATCTGGATATGACAAGACGCCAGATGCTTATGCTTTAACTGACGGATTAACAACAGATATTCTTAAACGATTTGGACGGATGGCATAATGGCAAATCCAACAGTAACCGTTAAAAAAGGTGATACCCTTTCAGCAATTGCTAAGGCTAACAACACAACCGTTAAAGCAATTCAAGCAGCCAATCCTGCAATTACAAATGTAAATTTAATTAAACCTGGACAAGTATTTACCATTCCAGGAGTTAAAGGTCCAGAAACACCAATAGGTCCTACAGGTGGTGGCACAGGCGGAACTAGTACGGGTGGTACGGGAACTGGTGGGGTTCAAAAACCACCAACTAGAACACCTCAATATGACGCCACAGGAAAAGTAATAGGTTATATTGTAACTACTTACAATACTGATGGCGCTGCAAATCCATCCACTTTTGAACCATTAACAGCACTCCCTGAAACAAAAGATACAACTGCAACTCAAGGTGCATTTGATAAGTTTAAAGCAACATTAGTAGCAGAAGGTCTTGGAGACCTTGCCGATGATTTAACATCTTTAATTAAATCTGAAAATGCTCCAACCACTTCAGAAGGTTACTACTTAGCATTAACTCAAACACCAACATATCAAAAGCGTTTTGGTGAGACTAATACGGCCAGAATTAAAAATGGATTACAACCTCTTTCAGAGGGTGAGATTATGAAACTAGAATCTGGCTATAAGCAGATTATGCAATCATATGGATTGCCAGCAGGATTCTACGATAGTCCAGAAGATTACAAGACTTTTATTACTAATGACTTATCTGCATCTGAATTAGCAGATAGAGTTCAAGCAGCACAATCTGCAGTTCAATTAACTGATCCAACCCTACGTCAACAATTAAAAGATTATTACGGATTAGATACAGCAGCCACAACTGCATACTTGCTTGATCCTACAAAGGGTGAGCAAATTCTTAACCAATTAGCAAGTAAAAATACTGCTGCTCTTGCAGCGGCTACTGCTGGTTACGATGTTGGTGCTGCACAGGTTGCACAACAACTAGGCGCTGGTGAACTTTCATATGCTAAGCAAGCACAAGCATTTGAACAATCTAAAAACCTAGCGCAAGAAACAGGAACTTTAGCAAATATTTATGGCGGTAAATACAACACTGCACAAGGATTACAAGAAGCCTTTGGTGGTGCTGGTGCATCTGCCGCCGCAGCAGAGCGTCAAAGATTATCTGGATTAGAAACATCAGCATTTAGCGGTTCTGCTGGTGCAAGCAAGGGCAGCCTTGGTGTAGAGGAAACAGGAATCCTCTAACAAATAGATTCCATTTAGACCGACCAGTGTCTAGATGTGTACCTAAAAACTGGTAGTAGAAGCCAATACCTATTCCCCTGTAGGACGTTGAGGTCTGCGACTAACAAACACGAAAGGGAGTGCCAAATGGCAAACCAATATGATGATGAAGACGATCTAGACCTAGAACCAACCCAAGAGGTTGATGCTAATGGTCCTGCTAACTTACGCAAAGCGTTAAAGCGAGCAGAGAAAGAAAAGAAAGAACTTGCTGAGCAATTAGCAAACATTCAATCTGATCTACGCAATCGTTCTCTTAAAGAAGTATTGGCCTCAAAAGGAGTGCCTGACAAGATCGCTAAGTTTATACCTAGCGACGTCACTGCTCCAGAGCAGATTGACGCTTGGTTAAACGAACACAGTGATGTGTTTGGTTTTACTAAGTCTGAAGATGCTCCAGCCGATGAAGCGAAACAAGAATCAAAAGCAAACTATCAACGTATCAATGCTGCTACGCAAAATGCAAACACTCCTGTAAGGGATGCTGATTTGCTTGCGAAAGTATCTGGTACTGCTTCTAAAGAAGAACTAGATATGTTGGTCTTTGGTCAAACTTTAAATCGTCGTCGGTAGTAATTAACCCATCCAAGCACAACAACACCCCAAGAAAGAGGTGAACAAATGGCCAACGCATATACCGATACCAGTGGCGGGTCCCTAGGTACTTCCCTAGTACAGACCGCTTATGATC